ACTCCCCAAAGCACGGCATCAAGAGCGGGTATGGTTCAGTCTGGAAATATAGCTGCTGTACAGTATAATGACCCAAATCAAAGCCTTTTAAATAGAATCCACGGTCTTAATAGACAGAGATTCAGAGACAAAACTACTGGCTTTGGGGGTCTAATTAATTTGTTAAACCCTCGTTCTTCTGGTAATCTTCTTGAGAGTACGTTGGGCTCAACGGGTGTTTATGGCTCAATGTTTGGGACAGACAATGCTCCCGGTTTGTATGCTGACAATGACGCTCAAGATAGATTGCAAGATATAATCGATGAACTTAAAAACATAAGAGCAGAAGAAAAGAAGCAAAACGTACAGCGAAGAAATATTAATTTAACACCAGAGTCAATGGGACTTTCAAGGCTGTTTGAATATGGGGTCGGAAGCGGTGATTCAAAACTAAGCAAACAGTTTCAGGAATTAAAAGAACTTTTAAAAGGCGAGGGGCCATCTATTACCCCCAGCAGGGGTAAGATAATTAAACCCCAAAAACCCACTCCTCGCTCTTATGAATTATTTGACGCCCTAGGAGATGGTCAAACTAGCATACAATTACCACCGCAGCTATTGGTTGCTCTTTCAGATATGGGCAAACTTGCGAAAGAGGGTACAACACCGGGCTCTATATACACAGAAGATGAACATGTAGTTAAAAAACTTGAAGAATTAGAGAAAGCAATGCTCATAGTTGGTAATCAGTTTTCACCTGATGCTTTACGCACTCCAGAGATATCTAGAATAATGCAGAAGCAGTTTTTATCAAAACGCCAATCTGGGGCTCCACAACTGACTTCAGAAGAAAGAGAAAAATTAGCGGCTTATGATAAGGCAGTAGCTGCTATGCTAAAAGCGCAGAAAATATCCATTGATAGATTGCAAAAAGAATTCGATAATTGGCTAAAAAATTATTTAAAAACCACACCAAGGTATAAAGATAGAGCTTTTACCCGCAGACATCCCTCCGAAAAGAATCCACCTAAACAGAAGAGTTTTCGAGAGTTTATGTCTGAACGTGGCATAAGTGATGAAGAAGTCAAAGAAATAAAATCCTTTCTTCGAAAGAATCGGAAGGAGAAACCTGAAACTCCAGAAGAAAAACGAACAAGAGAAGCAATCGAACAATCCCAGATACCTCCTTTCGTAAGAAAACCAAGTGTAGCTGGTCACAGCCAAGGTCAAGGTTCAAACCTGAACCCCGATTTTGGCCCGTCATTAGAAGAAGGCGAGCTTATTAAAAGAGAGTTGGATAATACTAAGAAAGCTCGTGAAGAGAGACTAAAACAACAGCAAAGAGATGCTGAAGAACAGGCGCGGCAACTGAAATACGAAGAAGATTTATCTGCTCGTATGGCTGCCGATATGAACAACTTTAACGAGCAACAAAAACAACAAAGAAAAGCTGCATTAGAAAAGGAAAGAAAAGAACAAGAAGCAGCAAAAGCAAATGCATTAAAACAGGGTCTTAAAAATCTTATTCCAGAATCCCTATTGTCATCGGCTATAAGTCTTGGCCAATTTATAAATAGCGTAATGAACGGTGCTGAAACAATAGCTGGATCACAAATCAAAGGCAAGGCAGGAAATCAAATAGAGGATATTACAAAAGGTTTTACAGAAATTTTTGACAATATTAATATACAAGGAAAATCTTCAGAAGCCGAAATTGAATTTAAAGCCCTTGCAGCAGCTTTAGAAAGTGCTAGGGAAAATGGTCTTAGCACAACAGAAGTAGAAAAACTAAAAGAAAAAATCCAAAAACAAATAACTAAAAATACAAAAGATTTAACAAACGAAGAAACACGACTAGATGCAGCAAGGGTTATAGCAGCAAAAGGTATTAGAGCTATTGCAGTAGCAGAAGCCGAACGAGGTCTTGATAGTGCTAAGTTACTTTTTGAAGAGAATTTAATCGATAACGTACAAAAAAGAGCAGCAGCAGAAGCTGTTTTAAATGCAAAGCTTGAAGCGGGTAAAGCAACCCTGAAAGACATAACAAATGTCATTGGCTCTGATATGAGCTACAATTTCAATAGCTTCCAGAAAGATGTAGCCAGAGGAACAATTGAACTTTTCGATACTTTCAAAAGCGGAACAAAAGAGGCGTTGGGTGAAGCCATACGTGGAACCTCAACACTCAAAGAAGCTTTCAGCAAGGTATTCCAAAGCATAGCAGATAAGGCTTTAGACAAATCAATTAGCATGGCTGTTGATGCTACGTTTGCTGGAATTAAAAATAATTTCTTTGCCAAAGGCGGTTTTGTAAAAGGCTACAATTCTGGCGGTATGGTGTCTGGCGGTTCTGGGTACAAAGATGACGTTCCAGCCATGCTCACTCGCGGCGAGTATGTAATGAGAAAATCTGCCGTTAACAAATACGGTGAAGGATTCTTCCAGAAATTAAACACTGGTGGAATGGCTAAGGAAATAAGAACAGCCCGTTCAGCAGACATCAGATTGCTCAATGAGTATCTTTATAATGATCCAAAACGTCCTACAAGCGGCAAATTCAACGAAGACCAAAGATTGTCTGCTTTTGCGAGAAGAAACCAAGACGACAGAAGAAACGTTCTTAAATTCGAAAGAGAAAGAGCTTTAAAAGATTACATAAAAGCCCGCGATGAACACTATAAACAGCAAGATGAAATACAAGCTAACTTCCGAGACCAACTAAGAGGAAGAAGAAGAGGCGCGTTGATAGGTGCTGGATTGAGTATCGGTGTTGGTGGTATATTTAGCAAGATGGAGGGGGGGAGATTTTTCGGACAAACAAGGGATTACCGAAATCCGTTTGGCGGGACAAAAGCAGAAGTTCCACTAACACGTATTAGTGCTCCTCGAACTTTTAATCCAGTACCAAATATGAGTTCACCCGGTGGGGCTGGTAGGAATCAAGGAGCACACTTCCAACGTCCAACATTTGTTCCTGAAGTTAGACCTAATCGTGACTACCTCGCCACTGGCGGATTCACATCAAGAGACAACGTACCAGCAATGCTCATGGGCGGCGAGTACGTTGTAAATAAAGACACAGTAAACAGATACGGCAAAAACTTCTTTGACCAACTCAACTCTGGCCGTGTCCGTGGTTACGCTGACGGCGGTATGGTTGGGGGTGCTGGTGGCACTGGATCAACCACCGTAGGAGATACCAACATAGCCATCACTGTTAATGTTGAGGGTAATGGAAACGCTGTTACAACAGATGCATCCGAGAATGAGGAAAGACGTTCTGGCGGCGATCAGGGCAAACAACTCGCTAACACAATCAAGGTTGCGGTGCTTAATGAACTCACAGAGCAGAAGAGACCGGGTGGAATACTTTACGGTAATTAAACGGTCATAGATATAGTATTTTCAATCGGCCCCGAAACAACTAAAGCTGGTTTTCCGTCTGGGTCTTCTGGCGGATCAACCATAACTTTAGGCTCTCTTACATAGCTACAGCCATTGTTCGTAAAGAAAAGGTTTGATAAGCCTCCTTCTTTTATAGTAGCTGTAACTTCAGCAGGGTATCCATAATACATTTCATTGTCAGGATTCTGAAAAGTAATCTTTGGTGGCTTTTCGTAACCACTACCAGCATCAACTATTGATGCTGTAAATATATTTTGAAATGGGGTAAACTTTAAAAGGTCTTCTTTTTCTTTTATCTTTTTCAAATCTAAATTGTTGGGAACGTCTCTTAAAAAGTTTTTTAAAGTTATAACGTGGTTTTTTAAAAGATCGTTTTCTGTTTCCAAAGAGATCATGAACGGAACATCCAAACGCTGTATAAGCATGTCTCTTTGGTTTCTTATTTTCTTTGTTATTTCTGTTTCTAAGAAAAATCTTTCATTCAGAACAAGATCATTATCTACAAGATGATAATACTCTTCGTATGTTTTGGGAGAAACTTCTGAATTCTTAAAAAAGAATTTCCTTTTTACACCCAACTCCATAGAGTGTTTAATTTTATCAAAACACTCTTGCTCTGTTAAACCCGAAGGAAATGAGAATACCTTTTTCTCGTCTTGACCATCTATTATAACCAATACATTATTCATTAGGAGGCTTTACCTCTTTCTTTGTTATTTTGATTTTCTGTTCTTATTACCGCAAAGAATGCTTGTTTTAAATGTGAGTTGTCAACAAGCCAGCCTAATTGTACATCAAAATATTTTTGCCCAGCAGAAGTTTGAGATTTTAAAAGGTTTGCAAATCCCTGACCAAACCCAGCAGGATGATGATTGTATTGAGGGGAATTAGAATAATAATCTATTTCCTGAAGTTTATAAGTTTTATTTGGATCACTACCGGGAGCATATATTAACGCACCCGCTGGTGCATATGCTTCTCCAGCAAAGCTTTCTCCTAAGTATAAAGGTTTCGAAGGTGTTGCTGTAAGATTTAATTCTTCAGGTTGGATGGGGGAATTTAAAAAAGGCTCATACGCTCCATTATGACTATTTATTCCCATTACAGAATAATTATTATCTGGTGGGTAATTGTTATCACCATCTAATACCACCCTGTATCTAACAAAGCCATGATTTATATCTGTTCTTGACCCACCCCTATAAGCACCGCCTTTTTTCTGGGCTTCAAGCTTATGTCCATTACCAAATTCTTTTAACGTATTAAATCCGCAATAAGGTACAGCAAACTTGCTTGTTACGCTTCTGTAATTCGACACATTGAACCACTGCCCATCACCGCCTTGAATGTGAATCTGCCCAGCAATTTGTAGCTCTTGCAAATGACACCAAGTCATTAAAAAACCTTTATAATCCTTGTATGATTGGGGTATGTAGTCAATGCTACCGGGGTTGGTAGAACCACCATCAACGTTTAATTTTTTAACGTAAGATATACCTTGCCCCTCCCAGTTTCCATCTCTATCTATATTGATCCAAGTTTTAAATCCTTGACCACCAACTTTGATAACAGATTGAGCATCTTTTTCTATTTTTCTTACATTGCTTACGTTTAGTATAGATTTAAAATCAAAATTAGGAGTAAAAATAGCACTTTGCTCATCTGTTCTAAATCGATTAATTTGTTCGTCAAAAATATCAAAAAGACTGTAAGCTATATAAAGTTCATCGGCGGCTCTTCTAGTTGCGTCTGCAGAGAAGAGTTCTACCACAGTATTGTAATCAAACTTGATTACTTCTATATCATTAGGTATATTGGCTTTTTGATTAATTTCTGATTGATTAAAGTTCCTTGTGCTTATGTATAAGAAGCCGCCCCTAGTCTTATCTTCAAAATTATTTTTTTGGAAAATTAGTTTTATAGATTTATCTATACTCAACTCTTGTTCTGTACAAAAATCGCTTGAATTTGCACAAACTGCTCCTTCGGCACTAAGAACCGGGGTCATTTTAGGGTTATTGACATGTAAAATGTCGTAACCGTTTGAATTACTAAAATTATCTGATGATTCAACACCTTCATCTGTGAATGAGCCTCCTGCCGAAGTTTTACCCTGACTATCGTGAGCCTCGACTACCACATCATAATCTCTTAAAGCTGCATAATTTCCAAATTGAAAGGCATTACCACTTATATGAAACTGAAAAGATGCTTCATTACCAATTGGCCTAATGCCCGTTTCTTGGAATAGTATATTGGTATGGGGCTTATTGTTTGCGCTTTTTTGTCTTATGGACAATCTAAAAGATAGATCAGAAGTAACGCTTTCGCTTTCTACTAGTTTACCTATTTCCCAATTAAATGTAGGGCTTTCAGTTGTGTATATGCTTTGGGAGGCATCTTTTTGTCCAGCCAAGTTAGTAGATTCACCATCAGAGCTTAGTCTTAAGCTTTGTACCGCTATATCTTTTATTGGGTTAACATTGCTTACAGCAGCAGAAGAATTGACAGCTTGTGCGGATGTTTGTCCAAGTATGTTTGCGGAAAAAACTCTTATGAAGTAAGTATCAGCACTTGATGGTATAAAAGTACCAACTATTTCTCTATTTACATTGGCTTCAGATATGTGTCTGGTATCAACCAAGAATTCATCAGATGGAACCACATGGTCATTACCCATTGAAACATTTCTTATGTAAACTTTAAAAGTTGAAACACCTTTTGGCGGATCGCCATCTGGTATTTTAAATCTGTAAATTAGTTTTTTGGTATTTGAATTAACAGTGTCTGGACTTATTGTAAAAGTAAGAGCCCCCGGTTTTTCTGGTATGATGGTAACAGTATCATCATCAAAAGATAAGCCATTTTCTATTGCATCAAACTTAGCCTCTGAATACTCTATCGCAGAGACAGAATACTCCAAAGAATCATCTTCTCGAATAGATATTACTCGGTATTTTTCGGTTTCATAAACAGCTTCATCTAATGTTGAGGCACTATAATCCGTACTAGCTGGTTCAATTGACCAAAGTATATCAAAATGTCCAGTTGCAGAATAGTTTGTTGTATCTAGGGCTTCTGGTAAATTTATTGTGGATACGGTTTTATTATCGTCATCAGTAAAACCTGTAACGCTTGGGCTTATTGTTATGTTTTTTGTTTGCAGCTGCGGTCTTCTTATATTTGAAAAATCATCTGAGCTTTCTATATCTACATAAGCGGGGTCATAATTGTAAGTAGGTGTTAAAAATGTTATTTTGTATTCGCGCCCATTCTCAACATCTAGAGTTCTATCTAGTTTAACTGTTGTTCCATTTTTAGCTACAACACTAGCTCTTCCGCCTCTATTTTTTTGGGTTTTGTACTTATCGGTTACTGTGATTATATCACCGGGCTTGATATAGTTGGCTTCTATACCAGCTTTAAAATTGACAGTTTCAGTTTCAAAATTCTCCGTAAACAATGCCCAGCGTCCATACCTTAAAGCTTGGCCTCTACTAGTACAGCCAAATGCTGTCATTTCTAATTCTTTAATTCCATTCCTTCTAATACCATCGACATTTTCGATGTATTCTACTGCTGGTTTATAAAAGTTTGTTTTGTCATTGTATCTAACAATTGCTACATTGTGCCTTACCTTACTACTGCTATTAGCATAGGTAAATGAACCGTCTACAACATTTGAATTGTTAAATTGATAAACAGGTTCTTTTTCTCTGTCTTGTATCGTGTATATTTGACCAGCAGAGTAGTAGAGTATACCTCTAAATATACTGGCTAAATCATTAACGACTTTGAAAGCATCTTCTCTGGATTGTATATACAAATTACAACTAAACCTTGGCTCAAGACCTCCCAAACCATCAGAAACTAATACATCACAGTATCTAGCTATTTCAAACAGAGTCCACTTATCAATAAATTCTGAGTCAATAAATTTACCCAAGCCATACCTATCATTTGTGACAAGATCATAAAAACACCAAGCTGGATTGTCTGTCCACTCTTTATTAGTTTTAAAATTTCCAGTCCAAGTATCTCTTGCGTAACTTCTTTCTATAGGGTTATATATATCTGGTACTTTTACTTTTAGCAACTTTACATCAAAAGCTCTACTAGGGATGCTAGTAAAAGTTTCTGCGGAAAATTTAGAATAAACTATTGCAGAATTTGGGTAAGAGAAATTTTCTGAATATATTTCTGTTATATGATCAACTGTTGTTGTTGAACCTTCATCTAGATATGCAGATTCCCTTGAAGTTTTCCAAACTTTAATTTCCCAACCTATAAAACTCGTTTGATTCTGGTTTGTAAAATTAGAATCACTTGCTGGTATATCTACTACATGTATATAAGCATTATTTACCCGACCAACTATAGATTCTGCAGAAGCTATAGTATAATCAGAAGTCAAATTCGGATTAGAAAATATAGGTCTATATGCTATATTTAAATCTATTCTAGAATCAAGGATTGTGCCGTCACCTACAGTTTCTCCACCAGTAGCAGCAGTTTGAGTTGAAAATAGTGAGTCAATTCTTATGCCAACTCTTATTTTGGATACTTCCGTGTTTAAAACTCTATAGTATTTGGCAAAAACATCAGGCTGACTTTCTCTGGCCCAAACACCTTGAGATACCTCTTTATAAGTTGGTCCAACTAATTTTTCGCCTATTTGTCTGGTCTTTTGCGTTTCTGGTATTATTTTGCCAACTTCAGGACCACCTGTTTCTACAGAACCATCTGCATTACCTATACCTTCTTTTACGGTTATTTCTGAAAAGTTAAAATCCCCAGCTTTATCTTTTACTGGTACTTCATTCCAATAAACCGAGCTAAGAAAATCTTTTGTTTTTGCTGATGAAGTTCTATAACCAATTTCACCTAGAACACCTTCTAGGGTATATTCGTTTCTGCACAAACCTTCTATTTCCCCTTCGGAAATAAGGTCTTGTACTTCTATTTCAGTAACAGAATAGGTTTTGGTTGATTCACCATCTACTATTCTAAATATACCTTCTTTTGCGTCTTCTGGCATTTTATGTAGTAATTGTTGATGTGTCGTCAGCAGGAGTATATCGTACGGTTTGGTTTACACTTATAACCTGTGAACCAACAATAAGTCTACCATACCCAATTGGGACTGGACCGCCTTCATTCACCGTATTACTAGCACCGTTAAATAAATACGATGCTCTTTTATTACCGACCTCTATATCTCTAAAATCTTCATATTCGGGGGGTTCAGCTAATAGATTTGCTATACCTTGAGATGCTAATTGAACACCAGCAAAAAACAAAGCGGAACTACCAGTTCCTAAACCATAAATTGCTAATCCAATTCCTACTATTGTGTTAAACCAATCTCCTATATCGTCAAAAAAACCAGCACCCTCAATAACGGGTACTATGTCTATTTTTTCTATTTTTCTTTTTATTGTTAATTCACAATTCCTCATGGACTCAATGTTATTTATGTCCATTACTCTTGTGTCAATTACATCTTCACCGTTTACTAAAACTCTGTATTTAATATTGTTTTTGTCGTTTTCAATAAGCTGTTTACAAAAACGTCTTTTTGTATTCACCTCTATAGCGTGTATAGCTTCTGCTACACTTCCGATGTTCAATTTCCATTCGCTTTGGAATTGTTCACCCAACACACCGTGCAATTTGATTTGAGTTAGATTACTCATTTTTAAAAGTTTTAAATTCGTCGTTTACAACATCATATAAAATTAAACCGTAGCCTAAATTAGCAAGTCCTTTTAAATCTATTTGGCTAAAATTTTCATTTCCGTTTGTGTGTGAGTGGTAGATGTATTGTATTCCGCTTGGTTCTGCTTTTAAAAAATCTTTACCAGATATTTTAAAATATACTTTTTTATCTACTGCTACATTTTCACACTCAAAAACACTTTCATTTTTTAAAACAAATCCGCAACACTCTTCTGGAAAAACCTTTTTTGCATGTTGTTTAATTTGTTCGTACATTAATAATTACTTGATATAGCTGGAAATCCACCAAAAGGTAAATATCCGTTTCTAGCTGAAGCAGTTTCTGCTCCCTTAGTATTAGCTCCCCATCTTAGTTTGCAGCCCGTTATGTTTTTGGAGCAGTGATCTGCTATCCAAAAAGCAGTGTTAGGTGGTGGGCT